CCCACCGACGAACGCACCCCCACCCCCTGAGCCTCCATTTTTGTTTGTAGGAGTACCTCTTTCACTAACCCCACCGCCACCTCCAGTGGTTTCAATCTTTGCTCCACTGCCAACCGCGTTAGTATTCCAAGAAGAAACGCTACCTTTGCCACCTTGTGCGGTACTATCTGTTGCTACCAGCCCTCCCGCGCCGCCGCCACCAACTGTAATGGTATATAACGTAGCAGCAACAACTGAATAGGCTGAACCGCCCACGTTGGTTAGTAATCCGCCAGCGCCGCCCGCTCCCGCGCCATCGTTTGGCCCAGATCCACCGCCACCACCACCAGCAACAACCAGATATTCAATTGATGTCGGACTACCGCCTCCAGAAACGGCTTGCAATGTTAAAAAATTATTGAGGGCGGCAAACATTATGGCGTGTACCCTTGAGTAATGGAGCCATACCAGTTTGTACCATCAGCAACAAAAGACAGTATGTCCATTTTCCCTGCCGTCGCCGTAATTGTAGGAGCGCCCGCAGTCCCCCATTTCACGCCCGTAAATGTAGCCGTACCGTTACCTGTAGCCGCAGCTTGTTTAAGCAACAGAATAAATGACTTACCAGCGGTTGCAGTAGGCATCGTAAACGTGCAAGCAGTTGAGGCCGTCAACGTTGCTGTTTGAACAGTTCCGCTAGTTAACGCTATGGTGTTTGTAGTTGTTACCGTGCCAATAGCCACAACGCTTTCGGTGTAGTTTGTAACGGTCGGGTTGGTGAGCGATGGTGTGTTATTAAGCACTGACAAACCGGTGCCACTAGTAGCCGCCCAGCTCATAACCCCGGCTGTTGTGCTTGTTAAAGGATAGCCGTTAGCAGCAGGAACCGCCGTGGGGAGCGTATAAGACTGAGTGCCAGCAGTAGCGGGGGCTGCAAGGGCCACCGATCCAGAAGCAGATCCGAGCAAAGCCAGACTGCTGGTCAAACTGACAATTTGCGCGGTGCTGATTGTCACGGCAGTCGTCGTGCCATTGGTTTGGAATACCAACGCACCAGTCGTATCACCAGTCTGTCTCAGCGCGGTATTACTGGTCGTGCCAGCGGAAATCGTACTCATTGTTGCACCACCCAAGAGATTGTTGGTTCGTCCCATTGATACCGCTGGCCGTCATCTGGCATTGCGACGGGCGCACCCCACAAGCAGGTTTCTTCATTCAAAACCCATGAGGGGAACGGTTGCGGAGGGATAAATGCATCGCGGGTTGCGTCGTAGGTGTAACCAATCCCAGCGTAATGTTTACGGAAGCCGTCTGTGCGTGAACGTTTGCAAACTTGCCCACGAAATTTGCCGTACCATTGTTCCCAATCCGTATTGTCTGAGCCTTGGTCTTGACCTGGAATAACTTCAGTCACGACGTTATTTTCACCTAGGAATGCGTAGTAATCCATAGTCATCACCAAGTAATAGTTCCAGTGCCTGCGGTAAACCTATAAACGCGATACCCGGACCTGGTTGATGTGTCGACGGTATATGTCAGGCCGCCTCCAATTGAAGATAAAGCGTTGAAGGTTGAAGGGTAAGCAATAATGACAACACCGCTTCCACCTGTATAACCCCCGCTGGCTGTATTCGCAGCGCCCGCACCGCCTCCGGTATTTGGCGTTCCTCCGGAATTGCTACCGCCGCCACCAGTTCCTGGGGTTCCGTCATTAGCCCCGTCGCTCGTCAACCCAGCCCCGCCGCCTGCGTAGGTGACGCTTACACCTGTGATTGACGACGCAGTCCCATTTCCTCCGCTAGTGCCAGACCCAGCAGCAGTTGCTCCACCGCCTCCACCGCCTTGCATTGTAGCCCCGGCTGCTCCATTGTTTCCCTGTGACGGGCTTGTGGACGGTGTATTTCCCGCCCCGGCAGTCCCTGTAGCGTTTCCGCCGCCACCTGACCCTCCGCTGCCACCGTTTCCGCTTGACGCCCCACCTCCACCTCCTCCACCAGTGCTTGTTATGGTTGAAAATATTGAATCGTTACCTTTTGAACCTGGGGTCCCAGGCCCCGGTACTACCGCAGCGCCCCCAGCACCGCCAGCACCGACAGTAACTGTATATGCGGTGCCAACCGAAACAGAGAACGACGCAGAAGTGCGATATCCGCCTGCTCCGGCGCCGCCTCCATATCCACCAGAACCCCCGCCGCCCCCACCAGCGACAACTAAATATTCAACGGCGAAAGCAGGCTTGCCACCCAACAACGCAAGCATAATCCCACTCATGACACGTTGCCAGTCAGGACGCAAGTGGTGGCAGAGCTAAACAGGACGGTGCAAACACCGCGAATCGCAAGCGTGGCTGACGTTACGGTTGTGTTTGACCCTGCAATGTAAGCTGTCGGTGCCGAACAGGTAATCGTCGCCGTTGCCGAGGTGTTGTTGTAGATTGAGATTAAATCACCGTCACTAAACACCGACGTTGGGACCACAATCGCACCCGAGGTACCCAATTGAACATATTTACCAACATCGCCAACTGCTAGAGTGTAGCTGGCCGTTTTGGTTCCGACTGGGGGGGCGTTGAGATAACCAAGCGTCACACCATCTGTAGCCGGAAGCGTCTGGGTGATTGTACTTGCGGTATTGGCCGATTGCAGCGTGACCGTTCCAACTCCACTAGCATTCCCTTGAAGTTTGATATTAGACATTTCTAATCCTTAAGCTAAAACAGTCCAAGTCTGACCAGATGGAATAGTGACAGCAAACCCAGTAGCAACTGCAACAGGACCAGCGCTCAAACCATTTGATCCAGTAGTAATTGTGTAATTCTGACTGATCGTTATGTACGATTCAAGAATTGGTCCTCCCCCACCTCCACCCGCAGGAGTGGCCCAAGTGCCGTCGCCTCTCCAAAATGTCGTACTAGACGCAGATGTTCCACCATTCAGGTTTGATACTGGCAAATTACCTGTAACACCAGTAGACAATGGTAAACCAGTTGCATTAGTTAAAGTCCCGCTTGTCGGAGTCCCAAGAGCCCCGCCATTAACAACGAACGCGCCAGCCGTCCCGGTATTCACACCAAGCGCGGTAACGACGCCAGTGCCAGTTGTAACCGTTGCCGGGGCCGCGCCAGCGCCACCACCAACAACCAACGAATTCGACGCAAGCGCCGCACTAGAGGCCCAGGTGCTGCCCGACGAGAAATAAACTATGCCGCCGCTAGTCCCAGCAACAGTCAAAGCCAAGGTTCCAGTCGTTTCAACGGGAGATCCGCCAACCGAAACAATGCCGCCGGTGAAAGACTGGGCAACGCTTGTAACGGTTCCAGTCCCAGTAGCCGTAACCCAGGATAAATTATTTGAGGCGTCGGTTGACAAAAGCTGGCCAGCCGTTCCGCCCGTCGATGGAAGGGTCCAGGTTACATTTGTCCCCACAACCGAAGGAGACCTAAACGCCACCCAGTTGCTATTGTCAAGGTCACCAAACCTAACCGATCCCTGGCCTCCGACCTGAACACTACTACCGTTCCAGGTCAAATTAGCCGAGCCGCCAAACGCACTTTTATTGTTAAATTGGATTTGTGTATCTGAGCCGCCAGGAGACCCGCCAGTTGCATAGTTGGGAATGTTTAGCGTAGTCCCGTTAAAAGAGGCCGCGCCACTCGTCCCCGTTGTAGTCAGCGTAACCGGGGACTGGTAATCTGTATTTGCCGTAGCCGCGCTGATTGCAGTCCCGTTGCCTTTAAGGACCCCGGTTACAGTGGTAGACAGGGTAATCGCAGGCGTCGATGAGGCGGTTGCTACAGAGCCAGCCAGCCCGTTAGCAGAAACAACCGACACCGACGTCACAGTTCCAGCCGAATCCCAAGATGGGCTAGTGCCGTTAGTAGTTAAAAACTTTCCACTGTTCGATGTCTGGGACGGCAACAGGGCATTGATAGCATCAGCGGCGGTAGCTTTACCAGTACCCCCTTGAGAGATTGCTACAGTCCCGGTGGTAACCTGGCTGCCGCTAATCGCAATCGAGGTATTAATTGCCCCGGTAATCTGCCCCTGCGCATTTACGGCGATCTGAGGAACTTGGGTCCCAGAGCCGTAGGTCGCTGAGGTCACCCCAGTATTGGTGATGCTGAACTGGTTCGTGCCGGATAAACTTAACCCGGTACCGTTTGAATAGACGGCGATCCCAGAGCCAAACTGAACAAATACAAGACTGGTGGTGCCGATCGTGATTGGCTGAAGGGTCGTCTGAACCCACGAAGTATTTGCGTTCGTGGCGCCACTCAGGATTAGAGTGAAGTCACCAGCGTCAACGTTAAGGTACGTCGTGCCAGGCGTGTTGTAGTCCGTCGCCCGGGTCAGAATGAACGGGGTTGAGACAGTGCCAACCTGGGTGACCGTGTAGATCCCGTTTTGCAGCTGGGCGGATTGATTCTTTACGAGAACTCGATTCCCAGCAACAATCGTCGATGAGTCAATTAAAAGTGCGCCATTTGAGATCGCGGTCAGGGTTGCGCCGACTCCAGAAGAGCCATTGTTGTACGTACAATCTGGCAGGAAGTCCGAGGTCGCAAAATCGCAATTTTGATGGAAAGTTAACCCAGAGGCGACCGCGTCAGCGTAGGCCTTGTTAACAATATCGTTATTTCCGACCGGGGTAGCGGTAATCGTTCCTGTTGAAGAATTTACTGCTGAAAACCTACCAACCGCGGGAGTTGTGGCCCCGATAGCCATATTGTCAATGGTGCCGCCAGAAAACGCTCCGCCAGCAATGGTTTTCCCTGTAAAGGTGAGGGAGCCAGGCAAAGAAAGAACCGGAGTGATGCCGCCGGTTGAATTGATCTCGTTCGCCGTTCCAGTTACGCTGACAACCCCGCCCCCGCTACCAGCAGCAGACCATTCAACGTCTGTAGCGCCGGCATTGACACGAAGAACGTACGATGCATTTCCTGTGTAACTCGGGAGAATGTTTGATCGAGCGGTAGCCGCAGTAGCCCCGCCAGTTCCGCCGTTAGCAACATTAAGCGTACCACCTAGTGTGATAGTCCCTGTCGTTGTGATTGGCCCGCCAGTCGCCGTTAAACCAGTAGAGCCACCTGAGACATCAACCGAAGTAACAGACCCGCTACCGCCCCCGCCGCCACCGATAGCCCCAGTAGTCGTGCGGACCGTCTGCCCGTTCTGAACAACAGGAACAAGCTCCGTTCCGGTTAGAGCCTGGGCCGCTGGAAGTTGAGTGATCGTTACATTAGCCATTTATATCTCAATACTATCCAGGTTGCCGTTATTCTCTGGCGTCTGCGTATTCTGCTCTGGCGACAATACAAAATCACCGTACCCGCCAGTCGTGAGGCTATTATCCTCAACCGCAATGCTTTCGTCAGGGCGCGGAAAGCGTATTGTAATCTTTTCTGTCCTTGCTGCCGGCAATCTATACGGGTCAAAGTTATCCGCGCAACCCTGATCACATACTTGCAGGCCAGGAAAGTTAGGATCGGACCTCATAACAGCATGGGCCCTCTTCATCTTGCACCGATCACAGATTGCGATCGAAAGATCCGACAAGCCCCTTGTATCAAGATATAGAGGCATAAATCACCTTGAATATACAGCGATATTCGGCGCAAAATATATCGGTGACTTGTCGCGCTCCTCTTGCTCGGCCAGATTGAACGACTTATCTGCCTGAGCAGCCAGATACTGAATGCGAGCGGGGTCAATACCAGGCAACTCCAGCGCCATCTGATGCGCCAGCATATTCAAAATTGCCATATACCAGCGCTGCGGGATCTCTAACTCATCCGTAAGGGCCCCGACGTCCATTACCTGACGCGAATACCAAACAACAACCTGCACAAACGAGTCGCTAGGCACCGGCCACAGATTCATTTGAGAAAGCGGCAGCGTTCTGGTCAGCCAAAACTGAAATGGCTGGTTTGCGGTGAAATTTTTATTAGGCAGGTTCGTGTAATCATCACGATTAAGCCTGGCCATCGTGATTTCGGTCGAATTATTGCCAAAAAACAGCTCCCGAACGACTAAAGTCCCGCCGTTGATTGCTCGCATTCTGTAATACTGGCAGTTTTGCCCGGTTTCAATGTCATACCAGAGCCATTCGTTGTTGACCCAGGTCTGCTGGCCCGGCGAGTAGAGCGTCTGCCAGGTAATTCCGTCGGTGGAATACTCAAATACAACCGTGATGCTTCCAGAAACGCCCGGCAACACTCCGATTGAGCCGATGTAGACCGGGGAATTGTAATAAACTGATATGTTTCCATTCGTCGATGTCTGCGTACAAACAGTTTCAGTATCGCCATCAAATGCGTTGATTGCAATCCCAGAACTTGAGGAATAAGCGCCGCTCGGACGGTTCATCTTCCGATATAGCGCGTTGAGGACGTCATTGAACCCCACCGGCATATCGTAAACTTGCTTGTTCGCCTGCAGCCCGATGACCTTCTTGTCAACGCACCAGTAGTTGATGCCGGTATTGACAAGCTCAGACAGCACAAAGTACAGCGACTCCCGAGCGGCATTAACCTGCTCAACCGTCAGCTCCTCAGCAAGCTTCCCCGCACGGCGAGCACCATGATCAATAAGCTTCTGAACATTGATGACCGTGGCGCCAACCGTATCGCTATAGGCCATAAATCACCAATTTGGGCAGTGCCAACGTTGCATAGAGGCTCGAGCACGACTACCCTTCTCGCTCTTTTCAGCTACCGGACCCATCCGAGCACAGAACGAGTCACGCCTTGCCCCTCCGCCCGGCTGGGGAGCCTTCAGATCGCTTCCAGTCTCGCGGTTGTACTTAGCCCTACCCTTGGCCGTCAAACCCGCTCCCTGGGCCGCTGGTAGCTTTTCTCCGCGACCTATAGCCAGACTAGGCCCGCCCTTTTTTAGCTTTACTGTCTTGGCTGAGTCTTTAAAGGCTTGGGTAGTCGGAGCGCCAGGAGAGCCTGGTTTACGCATCTTCTCGCCGCTGCCTTCAGCAATACGTTCCTGTTTAGCATGGATGTTCGCATATAGGCCGCCACCTTTCATCTTTGCTTCGTCGGCCTTGGCAAAATCTTTACCGACAGACGTAGGAATGCCGACCTTCTTGGCGAACTTTGGGCTGTGCGCTACCGCCTCCATCAGACGGTGCTGGGCTGGTGACTTGCTTGGCATGATCAGCCGCAGAAAATAGTTACTGCTGCGCTTGCAGGCAACGTCACATGGATGCTAGTGTTAAATTTAATCCCGTTTCCAGGAATTAAATTTGCAAATGGATTGTTTGTGTTAGCCGGAACGTTAAATTTCAAAAGAACAGTCCCGCTCGCGCCACCATCCCTGAAAATTATTTCGCCAGCCGTACCACCAGACAAAGCCTGATAACCTGCAAGCTTGGTTGCACCGGCGTAAATCGTACCTGTTGCGTCAGCGTGGGCTGCAAATACATTCGTCAATGTTGACATTTGTCACTCCAATGAAGACAGGGACCGAAGTCCCCGCCCTTAACAGACTACGCCGCCGCGCTTCTTGCCGTTGTGTTGAACTTTACCGCCTCGACGCATTCCGACACTTCCAGTGCCATAACCAGATCCGCCATCATCATTCGGTTGTGGCGCGATTGGCTGAGAAACGCTAACACCCAAATTTTTGCCTGAATCGAAACCATCTCTATAAATAGTTCCCGCACTCGTTGGCCCTGAGTATTGAATCTTTTCCGCACCTCTATTTCTCTCAGCGGCAGCCTTCTGAGCAGCCATGTCAGCGGAAGCCTTCACAGCAGCAATCTTTTCAACGGAAGCCTTCTGAGCAGCAGCATAATCGCGCTGCGGCGGCTGAGAAACGTTAACAGTAGGTTTTGTAATAACAGCAGCCTTCTGAGCAGCAGCTTTCTGAGCAGCAATCTTTTCAACGGCAGCCTTTTGAGCAGCAGCCTTTTGAGCCATAGCCTTTTGAACCATAGCCTTTTCAACAGCAGCCTTCTCAGCAGCAGCCTTTTGTTCAGCAGCCATTTGAGTGGCTTTTTGAGCGTTCATTTGAGCGTCCCGCCCATGAGTCATCCTGTCAAGATCCTTTTGTGTCAAAGAGTAGCCTGAGCCGTCAGGGTTACGTATGCCTGACATTTTGGTGAAGCCACCGTTAGCCATCATCACCGCGCCGCCCTTCTTATAGGTGCCGGAGAGTTGGTTGATGGACACTGGACCTGCAGGCTTCTTCTTGCCCTGCGGCATCTGCTCCGGACCACCGTCGTGCTGTACGCGGCCGCCCTCAGCAAACTTTTTTGCAGCACCGCCTTTGCGGAAACCGCCAGCGTTAGCCATCGCCACACCACCAGTCTTGAAACCGCCATTGCCGTTCACGACACCACCAGTCTTCAGGCCACGATGCCCCTTGCTAGCAGGCATATCCTCGTGCTTGGTCAGCTCCTTCTTGATGCCGGAAAGCTCCTTCATCTCGGCCTTGTGGACCTTGGGAGACTCCATCTCGCCGCCCTTCTTCATGGCAGGAGGCTTAGGAGGAAGGCTAGGTGGCATCTCAGGAGCAGTGGCCATCAGAGACTCTGCACGGCCCGCAGGAGCCCCAGCAGCACCACTAGCCATCATTGCGCGACGGCGAGCTGCCAGCGATGGCTTCTTAGGCTTGAGGCCAGGCATCATCCCACCCTTAGGAGCCCCGATCATGGCACCCATCGGCATCCCACCATCGGCCATCTTCTTGACCGCGCCGCCCTTTTTGAGTTTTAGCTCAACCGTAGGCTCGGTCGTTTGCATTTTCACCATTGGCTTGAATTCACGCATGATTCATTACTCCTTATGCCTGAGTGACGCCCAGAGCGCCGACACGGGTTGCATTGGGGCCGACTGCGATACCAGGCAACAGGATCCCCATCACCGTCCGAACAATGCCGTTCGATGCAGTTGCGGGAGCGTAGGTGCCACGAACGTCGCCGGTTCCGGTTGTCGCCGTTGCAGTATCCGCCGCAACAAACGTCCCAGCATCCTGGGCCAGCGTGTTGTTGGACTTGACGCTAGCCACGTAGGCCACGTTAGCCACCCGAACTGGGATACCCAGAACGTCGCTCGTGCCCACAACAACAGCAGTCGCAGAGCCGGCGATCGTTACGCCAGAGACCTGATAGAAGGCCTTCAAGCCAGTCACCGCGGTAGCGGCAGTGACAACCGTAATCACCTCGCTCATCGCCTGGCCGTAGTAGTCAAAACCACTAACAGTAAAGGCGCGGGCAGTCGTAGAACAGTTCACCTTGATCGCTCGAGGAACGTCCAGCTGAATCACCGTCGTGCCGTTATTAAGCACAACTGACTTGGCCGATGTACCAGCAGTCAAGGTTACAGCGCCTGCGCCTGCAGCCGTCTGCGATGCAGCAATGTTGTTGGTTACAGCAGCCTGAGGAACCACGTCCCACACATAAATTCGACCCAGAGGACCGATACCCAGGTCCATCGGCGAAGGGTTGTCGTAGCCAACGTTGCCGTGCAGAGTCAGCGCGGTGGAGCTAGAGACGTTAATTGCCTGGTTCAGCGTATAGGTGCCAACGCCGCCAGTGCCGGTGCCAAACGCCGTGATGTAGGTGCCGTCCGTAACAGACGTGCCATCAACAAACATCCCAACAACGATTGGAGCACCAAACCCAACCGCGGTAACGGTCAGGGTAGAAGAAGACGAACCACCTGTACCGCCAGTGGCAGTCGTGGAATACGGACGTACCCCGGTGCCCATAAACGTTTGAGCAGGACCGAGAAACAGATCATCTGAAAATTGAGGCATGGTCTTCTCCTTGAAAAGCTTGACCAATTAAACAAAAAGGGGGGAGGCCTTTTGAACCGCCCCCCTGCCAGGCGCTACTTAAACGCCCGGAGTTCCGTACATCGCACGAGGATCGGTGAACCCAAGGTCGTAACGCTCAGTTGCCTTGTAGCGCATCGAATCGGTCTCAAAGTCCCCTTCCATCGTCTTCTCAAGCTTGCGACGCATCAAAAGCTTCATGCCCTCTGGAGCGTCGGTCTGCACCCACCATGCGGAGGGGTTGGTCAGACGGGAAAGAACAACGGCGCCCTCGTCAAGCAAGCCAATCGACTTGATCGGGTTGATGTCGTTGTTGGCGTTGCCCGAGCGCAGAACACTCTTAAGCAGAACCTCAGCCTGGAAGACGTTGCCAGGAGCGACCACCAGCTGGCGGG